CGTGCTGACTGTATCAAGTCTATCCACGCTTCGCACTCGCTAAAAGTCCGGGATGCTTTCCATATTCTGTGGGAAAATAATTTACGAGATAACATGATAAATCCTTTATCCATATCAGTTGTCGGCATTTTCCAATTCTTCTTCTAGGAACTTTATCAATCTTCTAATATCATCCTTACTTATTTCGACACTCTTGGTCATGTAGTCCGAATATTCGGATATGAAAAAACTTATGCACTCATCAGATTCACATAAAGGACTTACCTCTAATGCTACACAAGGCTCAGACTCTGATATAAATTTCATAAATGTGCTCATGTCTTTCTATATTTTTATATTATTAATCAATATATTATTCCTCTATTATACAATTCCTCCCTATATTGCTCCAACGCCTGAAGGCATCGTTCCTTGTCCATGTATCCCATTGGCATTATCCCGGCCAACCTTGCGTTGCATCGGTCTATGCCATATTTGAGATCCCTGTTTGACATTTTCTTTATATCCATGTTATCTCTTTTTAAAAGTGTTACAAAATCTCGTGGAGTTAGCTACCCGTCCAGCGTCATGTATGATGCACCAAACGCATAGCCCCTTGTGAGGATGTCCGTTGGCGCAATCGCCACATTTCACCTTTTCTTGCTCGTCTTTCTTCTTCGCCATATCACCAAGTCTTTATTTTTATTGGTAGATCGGCGTACCACCAAGCCAGAATCGTAGCGTCACGTTGGTCTTGGTTCGTTCTCTTAGGCAAGGGACCGACTATGTAGGAGAGTTCCTCATGGGTTATCTTGCCCTCGTCCCCTTTCCAATGCTTGGTCAAAGGCTTTACCTCCTCGCAGGGAATCCCTATGTGCTCGCACATCTGGAGAAGCAATATCCCGGTTTGCTGGTTACGACCTACATACTTGGCTATCCTCTCGCCGGATTTACCCCTCGATTTATGGAAGTTGCTTTTTTCGTTAAGCCATCCAGCCTCGACAATGACCACTATGTCTACCCCCTTGTACCTCTCTCTCGCCTCCTTGATAAAATCAACTAAGACAGGGAAGGGGAGGCTCTTTAGAATTAGCTGTCTCGTTGAAGGAGACAGTACGCATATACCGGATTTATCTATGTCCGGGTCAACGGCTATCACTAATTCGTATCTTTTCTTTCCCATGGATTCCTCCTTTCTTTATCGTTTATTAGTAAGAATACGGCCAATATCAATGCGATCAGTCCTAGTATTGCGGTGATAAGGTATATGGCCATTGTCAAGTGATCTAAATTCTGTATTGTTTCCATAATTATATGTTTGTTATTCG